ACGCCAACCGCATCTTTGGCCACCCGGAGATTGTTGGGCAACTGAAGCAGCGTCTGGATAACGGGGTTCTTTGAGTCCTGAAGCAATGCGGTGAATCTCTGCTGGCGCTGCGTCCACGATTCGGGGAAGCTCGTATCGGACTCCGGGAAGCACAGCACGTTGCCCTTGAGATCGTTCAGTTCGATGATGACGGTATCCGACTCCCCGATCAACTGCTTTACGTCTCGCTCTCGACATCGTGCAGCACACTGAACTGCCTGCCGATGGTAATTCGCGGTGGCAGCCTGAATTGAATGCCAAACCAGCCCAAGGCGTCCAAGAGCCTGATCGCGCTGTGTGGCGATACCGGAAGCGGTGTCGTTCCCCTCAGTGTCACCGCCTGAAAGTGCGGGATAAGCTCCGGTAAGTAGCTGTGCGATCTCATTGATCATCTTCCAGAGGAAGTCCGGCAGTTCCGGCTGATGCTGCGGCGAAGGTTCAATAAATACCAACTCGGATACTGGCGTACCCGGCTGGCGAACGAAAGGCCCTGATTCACCAGGATAGTTTGTCTGATTCTTAAGCGCCTCGATGTTGAATGCTTTTGAGTCGAAGTGCTTTCGCGGAACTGTAGCCACAAAGAATGCATAGAGCAAATCCACCAGGTTGTTGACACGCTCCTGTATCGGGATAAGCCACTCACCCTGACCCGGACAGTTCATGCTGTCGGAGGGGTTCGCCTTGATAACTGACCAGTGATCGTCCATGCACTCAGGTCGAGCGAAAGCGAAGGTCTTGCCAGCATGAACCACGAGACATCCGCCCTTGTCGGCAAACAGGCCCATCAGCTCGTCACGTACCGGAATATCAGAAACTTCCATGAACGCGGCAGGCCGGAACCACACGCCCTGCACGGTAACGTCATTCACCATCGAATCGCCTGTAACATACGAAGATCCAAGGGCCAGCCCGATATTGATTCGTGCGATGCGGTCGAGTTCATTCTCACCAGGGCTTGAGCTGGGCGCAATCTTGTCGGCGATCCACGGAAACGTAGCCTTGGCTATGGACACGTCCCATTCACGAGAAAGACTAAGCGCGTGCCACTGCGACTGCTTTTTGGTGTTGATGGGAACTTTTACGGATAGCTTGCCAAAGGCTTCTGCTACTTCTCGGCCGCGTGGTTGTTTTCCAGAACTTTGTCCAGATTCCTGTTGAATTCCTCCAGTGTTCTCTTGAGCCATTCCCTCGGTACTCGCAGCTTGGCCGGATAGTGTGTCCGGGTCAGGGGGTTGCTGCTGTTCTTCGTCTTCCGGGACGACTGGCTCTTCGTCCGTTTCCTGCTCGTACCCGAATTGCTGCGCGTCCTTGACGTACCGCGTGTAGACATGGCTTCTCCCGTCCGTGAACAGATAACTCGAGATATCCGTGTGCAGCGTAAGAAGATCGTTGTTGCGCTCGAATACCTTGATGAAATCCCCGGCCGCATCAGCCGCCGTGATGTCTCCGTCATTCTCAGGGTCTTCCGGCTCGAACCTGACTTCAGGCGTATCACGCGTGAGCGCCGACACAATGATGTCGTGGTACGGCGTGTAGATGTTCGTGTTCAGGCCGGGATTGGCGTTCCACGTCTCAGGGTTCTTGGCCTGCCAGGTGATCCAGCCTCCGCCTTTCTGGGGCAGCAGGTACTGATACCCGCGCTTGAACATCCCCGCTTTCCAGCTCTGCTCAACCTCAAACCTGCGAGCGGCCATATCGCGCTTGGCGAACTTCTCACACAGAGTCGTAAGCCACTGCTGGGCTTTTTCAGATAGCTGTGAGTTTTCTTCTGGAGAATAATCCCACGGAGCGATTACGCCAGGTTCCGGTAGCGAGGATTGCGGAGCTTGTTCGTCAGCCATTCTTTGAATGACGCGCCTTTGCTACGTCAGAGAACTTAGGGAGTCCTCCGTTAGTAACCTGGGATTGCCGGGGCCTGTTCCGGCGTGTTCTGATCGGACGTTACGCCTTCCTCGTCACCCTCGGGCTGTTCAGCGTTCGCCGCAGTCATACCCGCCTGATGTGCTTCGTGGGCTGAACCGTGGCTGGATTTGTGCTTGTGCGCTCCATGCGTTGAGTGCATGGTGTGCTGCCCACCGGAGTGCATGATGTGGACTTCGTTGGCAGGACCATGCTGCGCGACTACGGAATGAATGTCTTCGCCCTCATCGCCCTGATTCTGTGATTCAGGCTGATCGTTCTGCTTGGGTTCCATCTGTTGCGGTGGATGCCCGGACTGCGGTTTGGGCATTGGCTTTTTGCCGAAGAGCATCGTCACGTTCTGCCTCCTTCAAATCCAGCGCGTTCTGTTCCTGAGTTTTACGCCATCCGCCGACCAAAGGCAAATCTTTTCCTTCTGGTATGAATATCGGTTCTACCGGTTCAGCCTTCGATGCGTAGCGTCTCCCTGCTTCCGTCATCGGCATGATCGCCAGTTCCATGCGTTCGATCTTGGCCTGCGCGACTTCGAGCTGGTGACGCAACCAGGAGTTCTCGGTAAGCAGATGAGTTTCAAGTGCGGTGCGCCACTTCATTGATTCCTCCAGCGCGGCCCATAGGTCGGCTTGAAGTATTCGCCACTCTTCTCAATCTGCGCGTTTTGCTTTCGTACGAAGTGGTGACGGGCAACAGGATCATGGATCTGCATGGCGTGTTCGCGCATGATCGTTTCGGCTGGCTTGTTTACTTCCATCAGTTTGGACACTATGCCATACCGTGCGCCGTCGTAGCAATCGTCTTCGAGCGTCTCGGCCTTGTAAACGTCCTCAATGTCCTTGGAAGTCTTGCCCCCGCGAATCAGCGTAGGGATTGCACGTATCAGGTTCGGGCAGCAATCCAGAATCACAATCTCGTTGGCGTCAAACATCGAGTACATGAACGTCGCACCAGCCACGCGATCATCGGTAGCTCTTGAAGCCGGTGGCAGACCGAACTTGTACAACTCTTCGGTGAACTGGTCGGCCGGCGTATGTTGCGGTGAAGTACGGTTGAATCGCTCAGGCGAAAAGAATACGTGGGCGATCTTCTCCTCCCTGAACGTATACGAGTCGCGCCCGTTTCTCATGCGATGGTCAATCAGGGCGGTATATTCGGCGATCGACTTGTCATGGTCCACCAGCTCCCGATAGATCACGCAGCAACGTTTCCAGTCGTCGCCACGCCTGACCATCGCAAGGCGCATCCAGTACGTTACCCAAAAGTGCGCGAGTCCGTAGTCCGATCCGATCCAGGGTGTTTGCCAGTCTTCCCACTGAATCCGCTCCGCTTGATGCGAGAGAGGGATAACGTGCCGATCCATGCTGAAATTTGTGAAGTATTGTCCGCTGACGGAGTCAAGGTCTCCATAGAGCATTTTCTGCCGTAACTCAGGCGATAAGAGGTTGAGCCGATTGATATAGTCAGGATCTTTGCGCATAAGGTACGGGTTATCCAGCAGCGTGGAGTGATTGTAAAAGTAATTTTGGGGGTCATACGATTTGCTCTCCTCGATTTGGGCTACAGGGCGTTTCTCCACAAACAGTGTCTTGATCCAGCCGTAACCGATGCCATAAGGATTCGTTGCGCCAGCCATTGTTGGCGTCGGCCCTTCCACCTTGTTGCGGTTTGAGCCGAGAAGAAAGTCCCATATATCGAATGGGAACTCACCGGTCTCTTCTACGCCAATGAAGCTGAAGGAGGCAGAGAGGTACTGGTTCAGGTCCTTGATGTTCAGGTTCTCGCAATGGCCGAAATAGAGGAGTGATCCGTTGAACCAATGGGCGATGTGATCCTGCCCGTTGTACTTGTAGAGCTGACCCGGAACATCCCGTTGCAGGTCCTGAATCAAACCCTTCGCCAGTTCCTTGAAATCTTTACGCAACAGGAGTGTGTGGCAGCCCGGCCACTTCGTCATGTAACGAACAGCTTCCCATAGAAGAAACTGAGATTTTCCGGAACCGCGCCCACCAATGGCCATTCTGAAGCGAGCCCTGGACAGGTGCAGATCGCGTTGCTTTATTGTGGCCTGGTAAACATGGGAATCGTCCTGTTCGGCAACGGGGCGTAAGTCTATGAGTTTGAGCTTGCCTTCTGAGTCGAGGTACTTCGATAAATCACGCATCGCCCGTGAGGATTACAACCTGAATGGTAGTCTTCGAGGATTCGGCTTCAGCGCGGGCCACGGGACCTTCTACGCGATCAGCAACAGACTCAAAGTGGGACACTGAACCTTTGCCGGCCTGTCGAATCATAGCTCTTGCGATGCGATCACATTCTTTCGTGGTGAGTTGTCGTTCAAGGGCTTCGGTAAGTGGCTTAGTCTTTGGTCCACCAGTAAGATTGCGTCGCGGGTCATGCCCTTTTACAAACTGACCATTCGAGGGCCAGACAGGTGGCTGGATTATTTCGCCTGAATCTTCCATAAGTCTTTATCCTGCATTGACTTCGTGAAGCATCTTGAAACTCGTACGCTCGCCCAGCAATTGCCACGGCGGTTGCAATGGTTCTTTGGTCGTGAATGCGCGTCCGAGAGTACCGGAAGGCTTCACGATCTGCCATTCCCTGTAACTGTGAAACTTGCCGCGGCCAGCTCCAGCTTCTTCTCTGCGTACGATGTCGTCACCGAAAACCTTAGCACGATATTCTGAGTTTGCATAGAAGTCTTCAACCTGCTGCACGCGGCCCTCGAAAGTATCCGCAGTCAGGATCTTCGGGCCGTTGGGCTTGTTGTAACCGCTCCAGCCCATGTGAGCGCATTTAGGCAGCGCTGGCCAGCAGACCTGAGATTTGTCCTGCTCAAGGACACGCTGAATCAATCCATCCTGCTCATAGTGAGCCGCCATGTCGCCGGTATTCAGCTTTGAATCAGGAAAAGTATCTCGGATATATCCGGGCATGTCACTGTAGTATGAGATGTTTGCGTGTCGCGCAACGAGTTCGAGTTTGTCCGCTCGGAAACAAACTCCAATTGAGTAATACCACGGCGCAAATGAGTCATCACCATCCACGACGGGTGCATGTCGATTGAACGTCCAGGCGCAGGAAGCGAAAATGTCTGGATTATCGGCATGCGCCCTCCGGTGCCAGTCGAAGAAGTCGGGATAAACGAACACATCATCTTCGATCAGATAGACGTAATCGTATCGTTCCCTATGAGCCAATCCTAATGCTTCCATCGTGCTGTAGGTGTTCCCGTAAAAACCGTGCTTCCTGACGCCCTGCACACCCTGGCCGCGATCATTCCACACACAAAGGTCAATACCCGGAGCTGCCTCATTGATGCGTTTTAGAGTGCAGGTCAGCAATTCGGGACGTTGATACGTTGTCACGATCACGAGTTCGCTCATCAGAATTTCATCTCGTACTTCGGATCAACCGAACGACCATCAAGGTGCAGAGATCGCTTCATGTTTCCCGGCGGCGCATAGATCGCCAGCCTGTATCGCTCCCACGGAGCGCATTGTACCACTGAGTGAAGCTTATCTTCCAGAAACGTGCGGGAGTCTTCTGTGAAATTGCCGGCGATCAGCCTGCGATACCAGTCGGTTGAGGCGAGGTGTGGACGCGCGGAATACTGGATCGTCTTAATCAGCGGCCACCCTTCAGCTCTCCCACACATCAGATATTCGTGTTCAGGCAGAATATGGGATTCGTGCATAAATCTCACTGAGTTGTACTCCTCTCCGTAGATGGCCTGCATACAATGTTGCCACTCAATTGGCTCGTCAGTTACCAGCGGCGTATCATGCTCGACGTAAAGAATAAGCGGAGTCTTCACCCGAACCCGACACAGCGTTCGCTTCATCATCATCGCCTGATGCAGAAACTCAAGGTATACGATCACACGAATGTCTTTGCTTCTATAAAGCTTCCAGACATAGTCCGCATAATCAACCCTGCGATCTTCCTGCTCTGGCCTTATTCCGTCGCACATCACGAATATTTCAGACTTAGGCAGCCAGAAACGCACGCTCGCGATTGTCTGGTCAATAATCGCAGTACTCGGGTGCGAAGGGATTGGTGACGTTGGAATCAATACTGTAATCTGATCGTCTATCGGCATTGAAATTTAACCTTCGCAATATCTGCATCCATATCCCAGCAAAGCTCACGTTTGTACGCGCCCCAAAACCCCCTGCACTGCCGAGAGAGCGCGTCCCAATTCGCCAACGTGTCCTTCATAATGTTCGGTAAGTCTGCCCAATCATCAATGATTGGAAAGGGAAGCCAGTATCCCTGCTCGCAGAGATCCTTCACCATGAAAGCATTTTGCCAATAGCCCGACGGATAGTGCGGCCTCCAGTTGCGCCCATCGGCAATCGGCACGCAGCCAGCCTCAAGCGCTTCGGCCAGGCGAAAGCTATCGGGAGTACCATTCCCCGAGGGACACGGGATAACCTTAGCGCTGCACATAAGCTCATAATATTCCTCATGGGTAAGTCCCTGGTTAAATCCAGGCGTCGTGAAAAATAAGCCATTACCATCAGCATCCTTAAACTTCTGCAACTGCTCAACGCATTCGATGCGTCGTGTATTCCATGTCTGGACCTGCCCAGCAAAGGACCAGTCCAGGTCGCGAGAAGTCCCTCGGTTCTTTTCAATCATCGGCACAGTGTCGGGCGTATAGCCGAAGATGATCTTGCGATCCGCGAAGTCATGGACTCCTGGTATTGGACACTGATACCACAGCTTCATGTTCGGATGGCGAATCAGGTGCGCGGGGAACAGGTTCTCCTCGTCACCATAAACCACCATCACGCACCACTTGAGTCTGTTGATCTCACGGTTGATCCATGCCAGATCGCTCTGATGATGCGCGGCAGGGAACATCACAACGGCACCGTCATCCCTGAGATTGGCGAACTCGGTGATATGCGTGAAATTACCCCTGGCAAAGATCCCCTGGAATATGGTGTCGTCCCAGCAGCCGCGTGGATGCCTGTTGCTCCAGATAACCGTTGTGCTATTATTCGGCATTGTGAAAAAGACCTCGATTCCTGCTCCGCTTACGCTCTCTGAAAAAGGCCAGTTGCTCGTGCTCCTGAATCAGCATGAAATCTGCGAAGCCAATCTCGCCAGCGCACAGCACCTGCAAAAGATGACGCAGATGGCCGTGATTATGTACCGTCAGAACCTGATCGCATCTCGTGGACTCGATCTGACGAAGTGGGTAATATCTCCCGATCTTCAGACTTTCGTACCACGCCCACCGTCTCCAGAATCGTCTGAACCCGCTGCGAGTACGTTTCGTGCTGACGAACAATCTCCATCTGATAACGAACCCACTTCCGACGCATCTCCGGAAGCTCAAGAGAATCTTCAATCTGCTGTCTGAGATGTTCCAATCCGACGTACGGCAGGCAATATCCTGCGTGCATCCCTTCGCTGAAAGGGTGTATCAGATAACCACCGCGTCCAACTGTCTCCGGCACACGGTCTGACCAATAGTACGGCTCTCCCGCGAAACAACTATCACCAACCACTACTTTCGCGCTCGCGTAAGCATCGTTCAGATCGCCCTCGCGCACTCCTGTTATCAGCTTGAATCTCTTGCCATAAGTTATTTCCAGCCAAGAGATTAACTCTCCACGGAACGGATACTCGGGATGATAATTCCGGGAGCCGACAAACGCAACGTCACAGTCAAACTCAGGTCGGAATCTTCCGTAGTGGACTCCACGTTCAACAACTCCAGGTGGAAGCCAGACATGCCGGACGCCGCGAGCCTTAAAGCGTTCCTGATTCCCTCCATCTGCCGTGAAGACAAAATCACATTGCCACCATGGTGTGTTTCCAATTCCATCCTCCCGTCCATCCAGAATGTTAAGTCCCCAGTAACGATCCAAATGGAATCCAATTGTGGGGATGCCTGCCTTTTTAATGGCATCAAGGCCGATTGCGAATGCAGGATCGCCCGGAGTCTCCCAGGTGTGCGTGTGAATCCAGACGAAGGCGTCCACGTTGTTCATCAGGCATGCACTGACTATTTCTTTCCCGGTTGCGCGTCCTTCCTGGAGTTCGATGACGTTGTGCCCGAGATGCCGGAAGGACCACGCAAGCTCACTTTCGGTGGAGTAACTGACCCCAAAGTTACCCAGTATCGCAATACATCGAGCATCAGACGAAACATCAGAGCGAGTCCACACAACAGGCCGAACAGGGCTGCAATTACCAGCAGTAAAACCATCAATCACCTCTCCAAAGAGTTCCTCGAATCTCTTGTTGTTACCCTCAAACTTACTGCGGGCCTCCGGATCGTGAACCAGAATTCTGCTGGTAAGATAGCCCTGAGGGACTTCCGGGGCAGGAGCATTAAGGCCTTTCTCTACCTCATCCCACATCGCCTCTGCTGCTGCCCGAACGCCCTCCACCGGCACTTCCGCTACACTTCCGTGGTTATATCGAGTCGTACCGATTGGCTTAACATAATACTGCGCGTCAAATTCATCCATCGGCGGCGCGAGGGTAGTCAGCAAACTTGCTCCGACTGACTGTGACTCATGCAGGGCGTGCCCAAAGCCCTCATAACCGCTCGGGTACAGGTGAAATAGGTGCGAGTTCTGAAGTTCCTTCAGTTCATGCTCGGTCACTTCCTCGTAAAACTCTATGCCCGGAACCGGCTCGCAGAACCACCGGGAGACAATCGTGAGCGGATAAGGATTCTCCATCAGTTCCCATGCCTGAATAATCGTCCGCGTATTCCTGAGGGTCGAGTTGCCGCCGATATGCAGAAACCTGCGCTCTCTTTTGATGCTCGTATCCATCTGATCGCGAACAAGGAAGCCGGTGTAGATGCAGTGCCCGAAAAGCTCTTTGCAGATCCTCTCTGCATCGTGAGTCTTGGCGAATATCCTTGAGAAGCTGTCTCGGAAGATCGGCAGGAACTCTGGCTTAAGCCACTCGGGATTTACGAACACCCAGCTCTCCGGAGCCAGCGCAAGGTGGTGCTTCGGAGCAACCTCCAGGTTAATATTCAGGTCCGCGAGGGAATCGGACGACTCGTCATACTGCACGCCCGTTACTTCGTGGCCGCGCTTCTCAAGGAACGACTTGAGTAGCCAGAATTCAACGCCTAACCCTAAGGCTCTTAGATTCGTGACTATATTTATCTTCAGGACTGCTCCTCCTTTTCGCGTCCCTGCTTTAGCTGCGAGGTCCGCCCGGCAGACCAGACCTTATCTTTATCACTGCAATGGCCGAACGGGTC